TTACAATGTCACCACTATCTAAATTACATATTGGTATTGTTGTTTGATATTCAGGTACTACAACGTCATTAACCAAAATTTCATAACTTTGTACGTTTTGGGAATTATTAATATTAATCGCATTATCATTAAATTGCGCACCAAATACTAATTCTTGTGGGTCAGAATTATGGTTTAAAGTAATACTACCACTAGCAATACTTTGGTTAGATGGGTCATTACTAGATGATTCCCAACCATACTCTTTAATATTTGGAACTAAAAAATATCCTCTTTTATTTTCCTCTGAGAGTTTTGGGGATTGTTGCCATTTTATTTTAAATCTATACTTACCTTTTGTCGGTACTCCTACTGTTGGGTCATTTGAAACTAACCTATTGCCGTATTCATCCGTATACACATATTCTAAGTTCATTGGGACTTCAACAACCCATGTTCCATTATCATCAATTATTTTACCGTCATTTTCTAATCTAAAGTCTTCAAGTACTGGTCTTCCATCCGCATCAGAATCAACTGTTTGTCTAATAGTTTCTATTTGACCTGGACCTGTAATTAAATCACATAACCAACCAGCTTTAGCAGGTGTTTTACAAGTCCTTTTTATTTTCTTTCTGTCATTAGTCGAAATTAGGGACCCCATGAACACTGCTGTAGGTTCAAGAGTAATTGAAGACTCTGTTGTTAAATCGAAGTCCGCTCTAACTATATAGTAATCACAGATATCAGGTTGACCATAAAAAGGGGCAACTTGTATTATTTTTTGTAATGTTACAATTTGTGGTAACTCACTATAATTTTCAGAAAACTTAAAAGAAGCACCATTAACTTGACTTTCAGTTGCTCTTCCAATTCTAATTAAATCTTGTGGGGTTAAAGAAAATTCCCCAATATCAGATAAATCAATCTGCATAAATAAGTTATGCTGACCAACAGGTACCCCAAAAATCATGAAGTCACCTGAATCATTTGTCTTTACAGTAAACTTATAGTATTTGTCATAAACCTCAATTACTGAAGAATCTAATAATACGTCTTCTCTCTCAGGAAATGTACCAACAGGAACGTGACCAGAGTGTGATTTAGTGTACGGTAATAAATTATACTTATAACCATCTTCATTTAAATCTTCAAAACTCTTATAAGGGTATAGAGTAGAGATTATTGGATTTAATTCATCTTCATCTGATATAGGTATAAAAATTGCAACTTTAGCATTTGGTAAACCAAATCCTTTGTTACAAAATACCCTACCGCAAACTACTCCAAAATCAGGACAATTCCTTGTATAAACATCGTTTGGAAAAATAGAAAACGATAATATATCAAGTTGGTCATAATCTTGTTCTAATTTAACTTGTAGGTACTTATCAACACCAACTTCAGTTCTAATCCTATAAGAATTTGACATATATTTTTTTTAATAAATAGTTTACTCACTATTTTTAAAAAATAAATGATAAGACTTAACTATATTATGAGAAGTTAACAGTTTGTAAGTTAAGCACACTTACAGTTATGTCATTTTGAGGAAATCTTACTTGATATATCTGACTTGGTTCAGCAAAAATAGTCTCATTAATTAACCCTATTTGTTTGGTTGCAGAGTCAGAATATGATTGTGAAGTTTCAGATGAAGAATATAATCCTCCAACCTTGTTAAACACATCAATCTTTGATAATGTTATTACTCCATTTTCACTTTGTATTAATTGTCTTATTTCAGCAACATTAACATTTTGTCCCATCTCACGATTAACAGGATTCATATAATTGGATACTCTAGTAATTATATTTGAAATTACCGCCCCCTGATTTTGAGTAGCGTCTAAAGTAACATATATTTGGAATGATAAGTCAATAACACTAGCACTTGATATGAATATGTAATCATTCATCATTCTATAGTTTGACAAATAATTAGCCAAATTACTTTTAAGGGTATTTGAAACTAATGGTGTTAATTTACCATTAATATCATAAGACAATATATTAATTTTAATCTTATTATCTTCTTCAGTAATTGCCACTTTTGCAGGGGCTCCAAATTGTGAAGGCATTTTACGTATTAATGCTTCGTAGTCACTAACTGTAACCGCTCTATTTTGAGCGGCAAAATTAAATGTAACATAATTTCTAACTTCTTCTGTTGTCGGTGCGTTAGAGCCTCCAACTGCGGCAGTTACGTTATTACAATTTAATGATGTTATTACACTTGTATTAATAGTTTGTGAGGGTCCATTAACATTAAAATTTATAGTTCCAATTTGATTCAATGTGTTAATACCTAAATTAGTTCCTAAACCTCCACCGACTCTATACTGAATAAACAGTGTTGAATTAGCCTTTAAAGTTGACCCTAATGAGAAATTATTTTGGTATTTTGATAAGTCTAACGGTGTTCCATTTCTTGCAAACTCTCTTAATAATTCATCTGTAGATGTATTACCCCCACCAAAAGTTAATTTCATAAACCCTTCTGGAGTATACTCAGTTATAAATCTAGTATTAGTCTGAATATATTTACCAACTTTAACTCCTGGCGTGTCTGAAGTTTTAGTAGGGTCTTCTATAAAAATTCTATCCTCAGCCAAAGCTTGTACTTCATACCATTTATTTGCAACACCTAAAAATTCTTGAGCCGAGGGTACATTAGAATAATTAGTACCATCTTTAAGAAGAACACTAGTTACGCCTAACACATTTTTTTCAGGTAAAAATATTTCAAAAAAAGGTCTAGATTCCGCATTAGTTATTGTTTTTCTAAAAACCTTCGTAACTCCATTAATTACAGGTTCTCTTTTAACTATAGTGTAATTAATAATTTGATTACTCGCATTATAATTAGGTATTTTTAATCTATTTGGGTAACCTTCATTATTAAATGGTGACGCAAAATCAATGTCATACGCCGCTTCAAATACTTGCCCTGAACCTTGGACTTGACTTCCTCTTCTTAAAATACCACAATATCTTAAATCTTCTTTATCTCCAAATGGTGGCACTGTTATAGAAAAATCAACTAAAGCAACTGAAGGTCTTAAACCTGGTATTTTTAACCCGTACGTTCTCGCAATATTGTATATTGAAGACCTTTGTTGAGCGTATTGCAATACTGTTTCTTGAATCGCCCTATCAATATGAAAATGTAGGTTATCAGTAACCGCAGCATTTAAATCCATGAATACACTGAATATCGCAGCGTCATTAAAATTACCTATAAGTTCAGGATAGTAAGTTTTAGTATAATTTACTAATTCTTCTCGAATGTTTTCAAAATCACGAGTTGTATATGAAATCTGTTTGTTTGCCATCTTATATATTAATAATTACAAAATCTTTAGAATTAAATACATCATTTGTAATAGTATATTCAATTCTAACTTTAGCGGTGTATTCTCTTTCAGCTCTTCCAGGTAAATTATAAGTTCTAGTATCAACATTACCCTCGGTAGTTACGACATCAGTCCCTTCTTCATCTGTTGCTGCAAAAACATTAATAGAATTAACTAATAAATTAGGAATGTACTTTTCAACAGAATCTCTAATTTCTGCCTCGATTTCGTTGAATGTCGGTCCATCTAATGGTTCAAAAATATATTCATATAATCTTGTTCCAAAATCAGGTAAAAAATATCTCGCCCCCTTTCTAGTCAATAATAAATGAATTAAATCACTTCTTATCTCCTCATTAGCGTAGTCAGATAAATCAAGATATTTCCCATTAAAAGAATCTCTAAATGGGAAATTAATACCATATGTTTTACCGTTAGCCATATTAAATAAATAGTTATTAAATCAAAACCACTAATTTCCCATTTATTTTTTTTGGTACATTATTTTCAAACTCATATTTGATGTGTTCTAAACTATTAAGTATAATATCATTAATTGGATAATAAGGTATTTCAGTAAGTTTTTTTGGTATACTACTTTCGTATTTGAAATACCCGATATCAGTCTTCTTCATCTATTTTGAAATCTTTATAGAATTTTTTATAACTTTCTTTATAAGATTTTAAAGTTTCATCGTTTTTGTCTTTGGTGTATTGCCAATTCCAATATAATTTATTATTCGGTTTGAACCCATAAAATTCATGAACTTGTTTTTGGGTATCTGTTACGTTTTCTCCGTTCCAATTTTGTCCCACACATATGAAACCACTTTCAATATTTTCTACAATATTTTTTTCACCTAATGACGCATGTCTATTTTCAATCCAAGTTAATCTTTCAATTAGATTTTGGTAGTACATATTTGTTTGACCCCATCTAACTGAACTAAAAAAAATCACTGTGTCAGACTCAAAAAGTTCTTTAGAAATTTTCCAAAGTTCATCTGTTTTATTATTTAAACTAGCCCAACAT